TGTATTATTTCTTTTTTCTTGTTGCCGACCTTTTAAAAGGATTTTTAAATCCCTTTCTCCTGGCTTCTGAGAGGCCAATGGCAACCGCTTGTTTGAGAGATACCTTTCTCCCACGGACACCTTTCTTCCTTACTTCCCTTATCTTTCTTGATATGGCTGATTGTGCTTTTGTGGAAAGTTTTGCCATATAGTTTATTTTAACAGATTAATCACTTGTTTGAAAAAGTTTTCTATTGAGAGAGCTTCAGCCGAGTACCAAAGTCGCTTCTCTAATTCAATCTCTGGCTGTGTAGCCATCTTCCTTAATGTTCTTATTTTCTCTTCTCCCATTACTTTAATATGTTTCCATCCCTCAGTTTTAACTGTATCTCTAACGAAATTCTTTTCATCATCATTTAGTTTAATCATACGTTGGATGCTTCACCTCCACGTTCTTCTTCTCTTACTTCGCTTTTAGTGATCTCTTCAATCTGGATATCACCTAAGTCTTGTTTAATCTTAGTTTCTCGTTTGTCTTTAACTTCTGCTAATTCCTCTGGACCTTTCATAAGTTCACGTAATGATTCTCGGAGTAGAGGATCAGCTCCTGCTGGGTCTACACCTGGGATAGTCTTGTAGATTTCATCTACTTCTACTTCGTTAAGCTCACCTCTTAAACCAATACTAATCTTTGGAGGCACAGGACCTGGCGGTTGTGGTGGTTGGTAGTACTCAGTGATATTAACGTTATCTTGAAATGACTCTAGTACATCAACAAAGAACTTACCGATGTTAGCTCCTGGAATAGTTTTAGCTTGATTCAACATTAAGAGTTTAAGCTGTTGTGAAGTAGTTGTATCTTGTAGAGTCCTCATCTCAACATCCAAGTCAAAGTTTCCTTGAATAGACTTTTTGTCTAGGACATGGAATTGTTCCGCTCCATCTTCCAATACTCGTACAGTAAACTTCTTATCTAAGAATGTCTGAGAGAATGCGAGGATGATGCGATACAAGTGGTTTAGAGAAACCTTTAGAACATTAATCTCGTCAGCTACTAATACATCTGCTTCACCTTTAGCGATGATAGTTCCTCTAGCTGTATCTATATCCAGACCTGCTTGAACAGCACCTGGAGCAGAGAAGTCTATTACACCAGTAACCTGAGCGATATCTCCTCTGATAATTCTTTCTTCTTCGATAGCAGCTCTAACTCCTTGCATGTCTGGTGGAATCCATCTGATTCCGTTTGGCACATCACTGTGGTAGTACCAACCTCGTCTTGGTAACAGTTCTTCTTCGTTAATGTTAGCTGCATTAAGGATTTCCTTTGGGGGATCAATGTTAAAGGTAACCACATCCATTCTTTGGTTTCGGGTGTCATTCAATTCATTAAACAATTTTTCGGCTGGTTCAATATCTCCAACAGGATATAGCTCTTGTCCTAGTGGGTTAGCCACAATAGGTACAAAAGGAATGGGATTATCTAGAATATCTTTATAAGGGTTCTTCTCCATTCGGAGAATAATGTTCTTATCTGCTAGAACGATTAAGTAATCATCTTCTTCGCCATCAACTTCAAATCTTCCCCAATATTCCGTTATCTCAAACCTCTTAGAAAACTGGTCTCCTCCTTCCTGTTCTCTCTCGAATATAAATCTAGCTTGTTGTAGAACTGATGGGTCTTGTCCAGTTACATCTCCTCCTCCTCGTTTCTTGAGCATGTCCAAATCCTTTTGATCATAGTTAGGATTCTTTTCTAGTTCACTTAGGTCTGCTTCGTATCGGTTAATTAACCATTTGTAAGTTCCTTCAAACACATCAAGGATTGTAGCTGTATCATCTATCAACACTTGGTCAACAGAGTGCATAGTCATATCAAATCCTTTCCAAGGTTTATCCTTTTCTTCTTTATCTAAAAGCCATAAGCATTTAATCCAAGCCATGCCTGTTATTCTTGATTCTTGAATTGCTGCTCGCTCAATTAGAAACCAGTTCAGTTTCTTTCTAAGCCAATTAATCATGTTACTAGCTGCTCTAGCAGTCTGAACATCGTTCTCAGTTTCAGGTATAACTGCCACTGTTTTAATAGCATTAGCTAGTTTAGCTGTCTTCTTCCTAACAATTCGATAAGGTTCAGGAACGAATAGGTTAGCTAACCCTTCGTAGTTCTTTACACTTTGTATTCCTCGAAAGAGATCGTAGTATCTAGCGAACCGAGTAAAGTCTTGTGTGGACGCATTTCGAGCTGAGGTTAGTCTTCCTTGAATAATAGAAATAACCTTGCCCTCGTCTAAGTTTGGTAGTTTAGCCATTAATAACCTGTTGTTTTATTATATTTGACGATTAGTGGTGGACGGTATTGTCTGACCTTGCCTTTATATGATACCACAAAATATCTTAAAGCATCCATACAATGATCATTTACCTTTTCAGGTTTTTGTGGCGTGTTCATTTCTTTAAGAGATTCTCGCCATCTATATGTCTCAAACTCTTTAATAGTCTTTACACAGTTATTTAATAAATATAACTTAGGTCTTTGTGTTTGAGGGTCTAGCTTTAGCTTTTGACGTACTGCATCTATTCCAGAGTTAACCCAACCATCACCGCTATTAAATAGTTTATTAGCTGGTGTTACCACTATCCCCATACTTGCATAGTCTAACCGTTCTTGTTCGGCTGAGGGATCTCCATAGGTTACTAGTATCTCATTAGCTGGGTCTCCTTTAGCACTTATTATATTAACGTGGGATTGGGTGGTTAGTCCCGATTGATAGTATTCATCATAAACATAAATGTTGCCTGGGCTATCAATAGCTATCCATAGACAGACAGTAGGGTTATCAGCTCCAAAGTCCATAGCTCTGAAGTGTTGCCAGACAGCAGGAATCTGGAAAGGTTCTATAACATGTATGGTTCTATCAAATTCTTTATAGATTAAGCCAGTATGCTTCCTAAAGTCAGCTAAGACCTCTTGAGCGAACTGGTCATCAGTCATCTCAACCTTCATCTTCTCTATCTCATCGTGTGGCATATGAGGATTGTCATAAGTTGTGAAGTGAAACGTCTTATAATCAGGGTCGTTGTCTTCTTCTCTAGACAGCTCATAAAAGTGATCAAACCCTCTTGGGGTAGATATAAACATTCCAACCCCCTTACTATCTAAAAGCGTGGCTCTTAGTATTTCATTCCAGTTAGTATTCCAATACCTCATGTCTCTTACTTCATCACAGACAAGCATATCGAATCTCTGGCCTCGGAGCGTATCTACTGACTCCCAACCTCTAAGAACTATCTGGGATGTTCCACCATCTATAGTTCGGACGATTATCTCTAATCGTTGTTCATTAGAATTAACTAAAAGGGGAGCACACCTTCCCTTTAACTGAACCCAAGCAATATCTCTAGCCTGTTGATAAGTCGGAGCGATATAAGCTATTCGTATTCCTGACTTATGCACAGCCATAGCAAACATCTCTTCGATAGCGAGAGTTGTTTTACCAAAGCGTCTACCACATCTAAGAACTCTAAACCTCGCCTTGCTCTTGGCTATCTCCCTCTGTGCTTTCGTTAAGATCATACTTGTCCATTATCTCACTCGGAATAAAGATTGGTTTGTTATCCGATGTAACGTCTAGGTTAGCTTGTGGTAACCCGTCTATATAATTCCAGATCAGTTTCTGAGTACTACTATCTCCTTCAACGATAGCTTTCTTGAGTAGCTCTCTTATAAATAACTCTGCATAAGTACTCTCCTCACCTTCGGGTGCTTTATCTAATTCAGCTTTAACTAAAGCAGTGATGCTTAAACCCTTAGGTCTACCTGGACCTCCTAAGTTACCTTTGGCAAACCTTCCCTTCTCATCTCTTTCCCCGTTTGCCTCGGTTTTTATCGGCTCATTACTCATGGTTTTATTATACCACTAAGTTTTAAGTTTCATGAGTCCATGCAATAGGACCATAGTGATTCGTTGTGAATCTTGGGTCTATAGCTATCTTAAATCCTTTCTCTTCAACCTTTCTACAGAACTCGAAGTCTTCAGGCATTACATCAGTGTTAGGTTTATCTATAATCGTGAACCACGGGTCTTCTAATTTTCTTAACACTAAATTATTTATTAACATGATTCCTGTTCCTACACTGTTTACTAATTGAGGTTTAGTTAACTTCCCATGAAGGTTCTCATACTTACCTACCTCCTCTGTACGTTTCCCCGCTATATAGGTTATTTCGCTCATATCGGGCTTTTTCATCCTATATGCACCTCCTACTACGCTTGCATCAAATTTGTACGCTGTCTCGAGCATTTTATCTATAAACGTCTCATCATTGATTCCTGTATCCGAATCTATAAATAAAAGATAATCATAGTTTTCTTTTAAAGCGGCGTGGCAACATATATTTCTGTTCCGACAGAGATGACTAGAAACAGGGAATAAGAAGTCTAAGTGATACTTCTGTAATCGCTCTACCTTCATCATTACTTTCATTAGATCAATGTCTATCCTCCTATCATAAGTGGGTACTCCTACTAATATTTTAATCATGTTTCTATTGTTAATTTAGCTTCAGGTTCTTCTTGAGCCATTTTGGCTGAAAACATCTTCCACTTCAATCTTGCGGTTGATGTCCAATATCCTTTAACCTCTATATATTCA